TGAAGGCGCTGGAAGATGCAAGGGAACGCGCGTTAGTGGTTGGCTTTTCGCTGATTATCATGCCGGATATGACCCGCTACGCTGGTGATGGGGCGGGAATTAAGGCTATTACAGGCGGTGACAAGGTGGCAATCGACCCAAAACATAAAGCCCCATATTCAACGCGTATCCCGGCAGTAGTGCTGGCGGTTAACAATAACGCTATGTCATTCAGTGACCGCAGTGGGGGGATCTCGCGCCGTCGGGTGATATTCAATTTTTCGGAAGTTGTACCGGAGAACGAACGCGATTCAATGCTGGCGGAAAAAATAGAAGGTGAGCTGGCGGTAGTGATTCGTCATCTGCTTACACGGTTTGCTGACCAGGACGAAGCCAGACGCCTTTTATATGAGCAGCAGAAATCAGAAGAAGCACTCGCGATAAAGCGTGAAGGTGATTCGCTGGTGGACTTCTGCGGCTATCTCATGGCGTCGGTAATGTGTGATGGCCTGTTAGTGGGTAATGCTGAAATTGTGCCATTCAGCCCGCGCAGGTATCTCTATCATGCCTATCTGGCTTATATGAGGGCTCATGGGTTTGGTAAACCTGTAACACTGACGCGCTTCGGTAAAGATATGCCTGGGGCAATGGCGGAATATGGCAGGGAGTATATAAAACGGAAAACGAAGCACGGTTTACGTTCAAACGTGACACTGACGGAGGAATCAGAAGACTGGATGCCATCATGTGTATCAGTCACTAATGACGATAGCAAAAATTAAACTTATGGAATAACTGTTCACCACTGTTCACCCTGTCATAAATATCTTTTATATCAGTATATTATAGGGTGAACAGTTATTTATGAACTATTCACCAAACTATTCACTGTTCACCTTTTTGGTTGTTTATTGAGCTTCAAGGGTGAACAGTGGTGAACAGTTGGTGAATAGTTTTTGTGAAACTGTTCACCCCTTAACAGTATGAATTTAAATGGAAAATATCAAAAGGTGAACAGGTGAAGGGTTAAAACGCAAAAATTTTAATTTACTGCTGTGAGATAAAGCCTATGACAGCGAAGCACACAAAAAAATCACAATCGCACGCCCTTGATTTGACGGAACACTGGTTAAGGGTGTCGATAAAAATCATCGACCGCAACGCCGGGGAAGGATATGCGAAAGCACATCCCGAACTGATTAGCGCATTCATGACAACGGCAGCTGCAAACTTTGCCACGCTGACAGAACGGGAGATTGCCGAAGCGGAACAGGTGACAACCATCAACGTTAAAACCGGAGAGCAGACAGCATGACAGCACAGATAGCGGCTTACGGGCGGCTGGTGGCTGACCCGCAGTTAAAGACCACCAGCAAGGGTACACAAATGACGATGGCTAGTATGGCGGTCCCCCTTCCGTGCAGCCAGGCAGATGACGGAACGGCGACGATGTGGTTATCCGTCCTGGCGTTTGGCAGACAGGCCGACGCACTGGCAAAACACCACAAAGGCGAACTGGTGAGCGTGGCGGGTAACATGCAGGTAAGCCAGTGGACAGGCCAGAACGGCGAAACGTGGCAGGGCTGGCAGGTTATCGCAGACAGCGTAATCAGTGCGAGAACGGCGCGACCGGGCGGCAAAAAAGGCCAGCAAGGGCAGGCTACTGACGCACTGAACAGGGCAAAACAACAGGCGGGTAACGATGATCCGTACGGGGATAACATACCGTTTTAAGCAACGAGTAACAGAAGCCGGAGAAGTCCGGCTTTTTTATGCCCCAAAAAAAGCCCGATAAGGTCAGAGGGTCTTATCGGGCTTTTGCATATGAGGCTTTTATCTAACAGTATGGTGACTACTGTTGCCGGAAATCATTTCACAATTTGCAACACAACTCAACATTATTGCGTAAAATGAAATCATGATTATAATCACAACTGGATGAACATCCAGTTGTGATTTTTAACGTCAAAGAGGAATTTCCGACTATGGCAGAAGAGAAAAAAGGCGGGGTGACAGTTTACATAAGCCCAGACATCGTGGAGGCGCTCAAGGAACGCCACCAGCAGAACGTAAAAGCAGGCATTGCGGCAGGACTTGAGCCGCTGGCGATGGTTGAGCCGTCAACAGGCTGGCAGGTACGCGCCTATTTACGCGCGGCGCTGGGCATGAATCAGACTCATGGGGGTGAATAATGACAGGCAAAGCAACGGCACTTAACACTAACCAGCTTTTCGCGTACCTGAATCGTGGGGATATTTCGGAATTTAAATTCAGTCCGCTGTTTACGTCGCTGTTTTTCCCGAACGTGGCAACCTTCAACACGCAGGACATCATGTTAGATACCCTGGATATTGAAGAAGTCACCATGTCGGCTTTTTGTTCGCCTATGGTGGGGAGTCAGGTTCAGCGCGATAAAGGGTACGAAACAAGCACTATCCGCCCTGGCTACATGAAACCAAAACACGAAATCGATCCATCAAAAACCATCATGCGCATGGCTGGAGAAGATCCGGCACAGCTTAACGATCCAACTTATCGCCGTATGCGCCTGATTACTGGCAACATGCGCCGCCAGGTAAACGCTATTAAAGCTCGCATAGAATGGCTGGCGGTGAATGCGGTCACGACCGGAAAAAACATCATTGAGGGCGAAGGAATAAATAGATACGAAATCGATTGGAAAATCCCGACTAAAAACATCATTACGCAGGGATCGGGCAAAAAGTGGTCTGAGGCAGATAAGGAAACACACGATCCAATCTATGACATCGAACTATACACCGATCAGGCTGGTTGCCCCGCCAACGTCATGATTATGGGCGCTGAGGTATGGCGCACGTTACGCAGCTTTAAAAAATTCCGTGAACTGTACGATCTTTCCCGTGGTTCAGAATCCGCCGCAGAGCTGGCCTGTAAAAACCTGGGCGAAGTGGTGAGCTTTAAAGGCTATCTGGGTGATCTGGCCCTTATCGTCTATTCCGGCAAATACACCGACAGCGATGGCACCGAAAAATATTTCCTTGAGCCTGATTTGCTTGTCCTGGGCAACACTAACAATAAAGGGCTGGTGGCCTATGGTGCGATTATGGATCCGGAAGCGGTAAGAACTGGCGCAACGCAAAACATGTACTACCCGAAAAACTGGATTGAGGATGGCGATCCGGCGATTGAGTACGTGCAGACGCACAGCGCACCGCAGCCGGTACCGGCAGATATTCGCAAATTTGTTACCGTCAAAATTGCTTAACGGGGGATTCTATGAACACTCCATACATTGAGTTATTTGCAGGCAGTCAGCAGGTATCCACGACGCTGGTACATTTTGCCGCTGATGCTGGAGTTATTCAGGAATTTACCCCGCTGATGCTGGCGGACAATGGCGAGTTTAAGCCGTGGGATGGTCAGGAATCTGGCAAGGCTGTTTATCTGACCTCGTACCCCGTTGACACGTCGACGCAGAAATCAGCACAGTGCTATAAGACGGGGATATTTAATATCGCCGCCGTTAACTGGCCTGAGAGCGTCGACACCGATGCGAAAAAATGCGCCGCCTTTGCGGGTTCTGGCGTATCCGTTCAGCCACTGGCCCGATAAGCAGAGGGAACGATGGCAACGAATGAAAGCATCATGACGCTACCGCTGGCGAGTAAATTTAAGGCCGAAGCGCGGGCAATGGCTGACAGAGGTTTATCAACCTACGAGGCCGTATATCAACTTAACAGCCTGGAAGAGAAGGACAAGCCGCGCTCTGATGCGATTATGGCGCTTGATGAATCTGGCGACTATCAGCCGCTGTTACGTGCAATGGCAAACGTGCCTTGTATCGATGTTGGTACGGCTAAAAGCATCCTTAGCATGACCATAGAGCAGGAACGCCAGAAGGTTGCACCAGAGCTTACCGCAGCCTTTGAAAACTTTATGGACATGCACAGCCCGAAAGCCGTATCAGCTGGTATGGCATACGCTGGCAGAAACCCGGGCGATGATGGCGACATCGATCGCATACTGAAAACCATCTGAGACAAGGCCGGAGAAATCCGGCTTTTTTTACGGGTCCTTTCCGGCATATGAACCCGTTACGGGGCGGCGACCTTGCGGATTTTCGCTATTTATGAGCCTTTTCGGGTTGGTGGTGGTGGTTTTGTTTTTCGCTCTATCTCTATGAATAAAAAGGGAAAGATAACACCAACACACCAACCTGAAACCTTGACCAAGTTGGGATATTGATGAAATCGCACCTGATGAACAAAAAAACCATGGCGCAAAGCTGCCGGGTAAGTGCTACAGCATTCGACAAGTGGGGAGTGACTCCCGTTGAACGTAAAGGCCGTGAGGCGTTTTATGATGTTGCCAGCGTGATAGACAATAGGGTTAACAATGCAATTAGCCAGCTTACAAACGACAAAGGCGAGATTGATGATGATGAACTCTTACGAGTCAGGATCAGATTACTGACAGCACAGGCGGAGGCGCAGGAACTTAAAAACGAGCGCGATCGCGGTGACGTGATTGATACAGAGTTTTGCATGTACGCGCTTTCAAAACTGGCGAGTCAGATTTCATCAATCATGGACAGCCTCCCGCTTACTATGCAAAGGAGCTTCCCACAGATGACCCCCGTCATGCTGGATGGCCTGAAAAAAGAAGTTGTCAGAGCCTGTAACGCATGCACAAAACTTGATGAAAACATCCCGCGAATGCTGTCCGATTATCTGATGGAAACTACCGGAAATGTGCCTGATAAGTTTCAGCCGGATAAAGACAAGTAACGTAGTGCACAATGACCGAAGCCAGTTTACTGACTGGCTTTCAGCGTTGCGCTGGTGGGCGTTATGCGTCAGTGATGAACAAAAAACAATCGAAATCGACACCGAAAAATAAAACATCAAGTCATATCAATATATTGCATTGGTGGTGATGACGAATAAAAATGCAAAAACTAGCCTTTTTCCGCGATGCTCCCGCCCCGTGGCAGGGCACCCCACAAGGAGGACCCGCCATCACTATGGAGGCCATGACCATGACCATGACCATGACCATGACCGAGACCGAAGCGCTCGGGATAATCCGCAGTATTACCGGAATCAGCCAGCAGGCTGGCGAACAGGAGGCCACGCAGCCGGACAGCGTGATAGCCGAAAATTACGCGCGTGTTGTTGCTGAGGTGATGCGCCGTGATGGTATTGAGCTTAACGGCGTGGATATGCGCAACATACGAACCAGAGTCCTTGAGTTGCTGGCATACCGTCGCCGTTCTCAACAACGGAGGGAGAGCGCGAAAAGTACTTACCAGTGGAAGAAGCCGGAACGACTGCGGCGGTAACTTGCTGATATTCCCGATAACGCAAAATTGCGTTGGCTGGTGGGTGAGTTGCAGATTTGCAACTCGACCATGAAACTACGGAAACTACCCGTAGTTTGGGTAGTAAGAGTAACA